ACCCTTATGGGTACGATTCAGCCGGTTACAATCTGTAACCGATTCAATCTAACTTACTGATATTCAATACTACATTTGTTAAAAATTGTTAAAATTGCATACTGCCTATTGCGTGTGTAAAAAGTTACCATATCTTTGGCCTATCAATAACAACAACAAAAAATCAAAACCATGAAATGTCATATTTGCGGAACAAACAATTTGGTTCAATCTTGTAATCATTACAACATCATGAAAATGACGACAACCCAATTGATTGAAAAAGCCACAGAGCTGGCTAACAATTCTTCAGCTATTTTTTGTGCTGCTCAAGCAAAGCAATTGCAGGATAATCCAATTAACGCTAAAATGTGGGCGTTAAAATCGATTGCTCATTCAGTTGGCATTTTTCATCCTATTTATATTTCAAATAATTTGAAATAGTTTATTGGCGGCTCGTCAACGCACATTTTTTTAATAACAATAAAAACACAAAGCAATGAAAAAGTTCACCATCACCGGTTACAACCGTAACAACAAAGCAGTTCAAACATTAACCTATAATACTGCTGAATTCACCAAGTCAATGATGCAGATTGCAATGGATAGAATTCAACTTTTTTCTGCAAGTCCACTTCGTTTTGAAATCAAAGAAATCCAATAACATGAAAGCAAGTAAAGTAATCAAGTACATACTATGGGCAGTTGTCATTTTTGCAATTCTTAACTATTGTCAAGAGCTGAATGATTGTCTAGCTAAATATTAATTATTAATTTCACCGCAAATAACTAATCACATGAATAACTCTTTTCACAAAGACAACCTCGAAGCATTGCAGAAATTTCAGCAAATGCTCAACGCATCGCCTGACCAAGTAGGCATCGAATCAACACCAGACGGCAAGGCAAGAACACTTGTTATTAGCCATGTTGAAACTACACTAGACGAGATGTTCTTCGGGCATTGGCGCACTGAGAACTTTAAGTGGGAGCGAATGGCAAATGAGGTGGTAGGTAGCATTGATCTCGTGGTAATTCATCCTATCAGCGGTTATGAGATACGCAGAAGTGGTGCAGCATCTATCGTTATCATGGTAGACAAAGCACCGCAGAATGTTCAAGGCCCAGAGCGTAACCGTTGGGCACTTAATGCTGAGAACAAGAAACCGAATGCACTCGACCTTGCCTTTCCTAAACTCAAAACCGAATGCATTAAGAATGCAGCTGTATCACTTGGTAAGTTATTAGGTCGCGATTTGAACCGCAATAATATCGATATATACAAGCCATTCAACCTAAAGGGAAAGTTAGCGCCAGCTAATAAAGATTTGCAGTATTTAACCGAATTAATTGAAAAGGCACAGACGGCAGATGACTGTGATATTATTCTGCAAGCGTGCCCGGATGAATTGCTAGAAAAGGTGCAAGAGTTAATAGCTGTTAAAAAGCACAAGTTATCTATCATTCCATAATATATTAGCGACCACAATAACACACACAATGAACGAAGTAAAATTTAGAGCATCGCAGCTGGGTAAGCTTATGACTGATGCACGCACGAAAAGCGGCCTATCCGAAACCACGAAGAGCGCATTGTTGGAGATATACATCCAGCAGAAGTATAAACGCTACAAAGATATTAGCAACAAGTATATCGAGAAAGGTTTAGCAGTTGAGAATGATGCTATCGATATGTGGCGAAGGGAGCGCAATGCTATTGTATTCAAGAATGAGATTAATTTTCAAAATGACTTCATTACCGGCACGCCTGATTTGCTCATCAAAGATAGTGGCACAGTGGTTAACGTGCCCGATATTAAGAGCAGTTGGGATATACATACCTTCATCGATGCCAAGCTGAATGATATTAGCAAAGATTACTACTGGCAAGGTCAAGCATATTGCTGGCTAACCGGTGCGCCAAAAGCTACGTTTTGTTTTGTACTGGTTAATGCACCAAGCCAAATGATAGACAGCGAGAAATACCGCCTATCGCTGCGCATGAATCTAATAGATCCACAAGGCAATGAGGAATTCATTAAGAAGGCACAGCGCATTGAGCGTAACATGATTTACGATATGCCTACCTATATCGCAGAAAACCCACACGCTAACCTTGAAAGCGACCTTAGTGAATGGTGCTATGATATACCAGTACAGGAACGTATCCATGAAAAGGTTGTGGAGTTTGACGCAGAAGCAATCGCAAAGCTTCAAGAGCGTGTACCAATGTGGCGTGAATACCTTAATACTTTGAGCGTATGAACAAAACAACTGCAGTAGAATGGTTAATAGCTGAAATACGCAATCACATAGCATTTGATACGCTAAATGCAGTAGCTATTTCAGAATTAAAATTGCGAGCTAAATTGATTGAGCGTGATCAAATACTTGATGCATATAAAGCAGCTATAAATGTTGAATTCAATGATAAAGCACGAAATACCCTATGGACTAATGTTGATGCGATAGATTACTATGATGAAACATATAGATAAAAATGACAATAAACCAACTAAAAGACCATGTGCTGCACTCAGAACAGCACTACTACAACAAAGAGCAAGTGATTGAACTAATCAATAAGCTAAAAAATGAAAGCAAAAGACAAAGCATGGCAACTGTACTCGAACTATTTTGATATAGTTGAAGGTGAGGAGCAACAAGGTCAGTTAGCAGTAGTGCATATGAAAGCAATTAACTGCGCACTCTATTGCGTAGATGAAGCGCTGGTGAATGCACCGGAAGATATCGTAAATGACTTTGAAGGAACCGGAGAATACTATTCAGTTAAAGCATACTACTATCATGTTAAAAATGAAATTCTAAAACTCAATGGGAAAGCACAGAAAGAACTGGACAATAGATCAGTTGAAAGATGAACGGATACGATTGTTTAATATGTTTACTGAAGCTAAAACCGAGTATCTAAAAAACAATCTGCACTATAAAATCAAATCAGTGAACAGAGAATTATTTACCATAACCAAAGAAACCAAGTATCTATGAAAAAAGAAACAGCAATACGTAGGTTGCATAAAGCTTTAAGGAAACGATTTCAAGGCGCATCGATAACTATATCATGGTCTGAAATGGAAAACTTTTATTTAAAGTCAGCCCAAATGATTGAGATGAATCACATTCACGATTCATACAACGAAGGATATGCCGATTGCAAAGCAGGAATACCAAATAGAACAATACAAGATGAAAGCAACACTAACCTTTAACCTACCCGAAGATGCATACGCATACGAGTACACGCTAAATGCTGCCCGGTATCGGGATGCATTGGCAGAAATTATGGAGTTAATGCGCAGTGAATACAAGTACGGTGAGCATGGTCACGAAACAAGTGAAAAGATTGCCGAGCTATACGATAGGTTCGGTGAAATTACCGAAGGATTGCTCAATGAATAGGTGGCTAATACTGAGCAGCGGTAGAATCATTGCTGTACCTTGCGATATCCTTGCTTCCAAAGAAATCTACCAAGCGCCTCACCCTCTGCATCTACCTTCTCCTCACTCCATTCCGGTTGAATGTGATGCAAATACTCGTGAACAAGTACAATGAGATAACGCATAGGTGGCAGCGTTGGATCTATCTCAATGATATTGTCACAGTACAAACCATCTGCACGCTCCCTGCCTAACTTTCGTTGTATTACCTGTGGTTGCTTTTTGCGTTTCATACTATATTTGCAATCTCAAATCATGGCTTTGTGTTTTGTTATTGCTTGGAAGCTCTACAACGGTAGAGCTTTCTTGTTATCGTATCTTTCCGTTTACAATACGATAGTTGCTAACTTCAAACTCGCCAGTATCTAATACGCGCACGTGAGCGAAACCATGATGGTGTTTGTTTATAGGTAGGTAATCAGGATGCAATTCGCACAGACAAGCCACACTCCAACACGTAGTAATCTTTCCATTGATGTTCGGTTCTGTATGTTCGGATGCTTGATGATGATGACCACACAGCGCATTGGCTTTTGCGCGTAAGAACAAACCGCGAGCAATGTTTACCGGGCTAAATACCGATGCACCTAATTCGTGACCATGCAATATGGTCAAGTTTCCTGCGTGAATTACTTGCTTGTCCGGAATAAACGTAATATTGAGCTTATCTAAGTGCATTAAACTTTCGAATGAGAACTCATTCATTCCAAGCAAATCAGGTGCATTGCGCATGATATAGTGGTCATAACGCACATCGTGATTACCGCACTTGTAATATATCGCAGCATTTGGGAATAGCTTGCGTAGCGTTGTCAAGAATTGCCTAGTCATTAAAACTTCATGCCCGAAGTTGCGCTTGCGTGGATCCTTCTCAAAGCGACTAATCGCATAAAAATCTATCACATCGCCATTCAACAGAATCGTATTAACATCGTTCTCCATGCCATACTTAAGTGCCAGCGTTAATGCCTGAATGTTGTGAAAGGGTACGTGAATATCCGATAGCAATAGTATGTTATTGTGGTTAATCGGTAGCTTGAATGGCTTGTAATCCGATTCCTGAGAAGGTGGCAGGTCAAGTGGATTCGATTGCTGTGGTAATAGCTCGTCAATAATTGTATCAAATGCCTCAATCTTTTCTTCCAACTTATGAAGCGTACCATTGCGATTCTTTACTATTGTTGGTTTAGAATTCTGAGTGCTATTACGCCAGCGCAAATACTGTCTACGAATGCTGGATATTTGTGAAGTAAGATTGAAATGTTCAACAGCAGCAATTACCGCTTTATTAATTGAACCATCGTAAGCGCGTATGAATTCATACACTTTGACGTTATCATTATTCTGATAGGAATTCATCGGATTCGGCATCGGATTCTTCGCTATCGTCTACATCATCTGTATCAAATAGCTTAATTAATGTTACAGTAAAAAACGCCTTAACTCCATCCATCATATCGCGCAACTTGTCATTGATGCGATTATGACTCTCCTCAAAAAATCTTTTTAATACCAAGTAATCTACTACCAAATAGGCAAGCAATAAAGCGCATAGCAGTAGAGCAATTATCATTTATTCAACGGTTCCGATTTCTTAAATAGCTTAATAACAAATTTGAAGAAAGCCACGCCAGCACCTAAATACGCACATAATTTAGCAAATTCAATGAAGATAGGTGGAATGTGCATAGTGTTAATATCTAATCCCTCGAACATCGTGCCCATCATTAAGTAGCCGCTCGATTTCAAAAAAGCTTCACCGGGCCGAGCAAGGTCGATGTTAGTTGGATCAAAGTTGAAGTGCATCAGTTTAATTATTTATAGTACAATAAAGTATATAGTAGAAAAAGCCAGTGCTGTGATACCGATTGTAAGTGTGCTGTTAGTAATTAACAATCTACGGTTACGTTTTTTTAGCTGATTTATCTCATCATCTTTTTCAGTTGCAATGGCTTCTTCGATGCTCTGTTTGTTCTTATAAATATGCGCAAGTGTTTCGTAATTCGATGCCTGAATGCCTGTAATCTTTGAGTAGTATAACGTCTTTAACTTTTCAAGTTGGTACAGCGAATCGATTTGATTCGCAGTAGTATACCAATAAAGCATACTATTGTAATTTAGATTGAATAGTTGTAGGTCGTAAGTCGTAAGTTCTGGAGTAAAATCCTGCTTTGAGTAAGGAATCCGACTTTTTGAGTGTTGCGCGAAATTGAGAATCGGCAGCAGCAGGAGAAGAGTTAAGTATAGTATACGTGTCATTACGATAGATTTTATTAATGATATCTTGCTTTTCAATTATGGTATCTGATTCCACCCGGAGCGAATCAATTTTAGCGAATAAGCTTTGTGTCTTTTCGTTATTTAATGCAATGATGTTATAAAGGGAATCATTAATAGATTCAAGTCTTTCGATAGTTGGATTACTTTTCTTTTCGCATCCTTTGAAAATAATAATGAACAATGTACCTATAATAGCCATTGCAGCGAAGTAGTAAGTAATCCTTGTTAGTTCGTTTTTCCCCATCGCGTAATGTGAATGTTTTTAGTTAATGGTCGAATCTTAACGCATACAGCATCTCCGGTGCGTGAATCGCGTGTGCCGTTTATATTCGTATTGCCTTCAATAGTGCGAACACTATGCTTTGACAACTTATCTACTATGCCTGTGTGACCGATGCCTTTAAACCTATCGTTTTTGAATTTGGAATACGTTAGTGTCATTACCAGCACATCGTCTTGCTGGTATTGCTTTATAAACTTACCATCTGTGTATATCACATCTTTTCGGTTATATGCAGAAGGAGACCAACCTGTAATAGTATTCTGCACATCGCATTCATTCAGCAT